GAAGAACCAGATAATGAAGTAATGTTAGATTGTAATGTATTGTCATTAGCCAATCTTGTAGCTGCTTCACTGTCAATGTTTCCTTGAAGTACAGTATCTGCTGCTGCTCTTGCTGATGCTTCAGAATCAATGTTAGACTGTAAAGTGGAATCTGCAGAAGTTCTAGCAGAAGCCTCAGCGTCTATATTTGATTGTAATGTAGTATCTGCAGTAGCTCTAGAAGATGCTTCAGCGTCAATGTTAGATTGTAATGTATTGTCATTAGCTAATCTTGTAGCTGCTTCAGAATCAATATTACCTTGTAAAGCTACATCTGCTGCTGCTCTTGTAGAAGCTTCAGAAGAAATATCAGAAGATAATCCTGATTCGATAGCTAATCTCTGAGTATGTGCAGAAGAACTTAATGCTGAATCAGCTGCAATGTAGGCAGAAGATTGTGCTGCTACTGCGTCTGCTAATGCTTGTGCTGCAGAAGAAGATAATGCACTATCAGCTGCTTGGTATGCAGAAGTTAAAGCAGACCCTTTAGATGCTAAAGCTGTAGCTGAAGAACCGGATAAGCTATTAATTGCTGATTGTAAAGTTGCATCAGCTGCTTGGAAAGCAGAAGTTACATCTGATTTTAGGTTAGCGTTAGCTGTATGAGCTGAACCAGATAAAGAAACTACACTAGCTTCGATATTTGTTGCTCTAGCGTTAGAAGAAGTAACAAATCCAGCAAATGCCTGGTCGTTAGCTGTATCTACACTGTTAATTAAACTAACAATCTCTGCAAATGAATCTTTATCAGCGTCTGAAGCTAATAAGATTGCATCTACTCTATCCTTCTCAGTTGTTATTTTACCATCTAAAGATGATTCAATAGCAAGTCTTTGAGAGTGAGCTGATGAACTTAATGCATTGTCTGCTGCAATATAAGCTGTTGATTGAGCTGCTACTGCTGCTGCTAATGCAGAGGCTACAGAAGAACTTAATGCTGAATCAGCTGCTTGGAAGTCAGAAGTTAAATCTGATTTTAAGTTAGCGTTAGCTACTGCTGCTGAAGAAGATAGTGCTGAATCAGCTGCTTGGAAAGCAGAAGTTAAAGCAGATCCTTTAGAAGCTAAAGCTGCTGCTGAAGATCCAGATAAACTGTTGATGTTAGATTGTAATGTTGAATCAGCTGCTGCTCTTGAAGTAGCCTCTGCGTCTATATTACCTTGTAGTATATTATCATTAGCTAATCTTGTAGCTGCTTCACTATCGATATTACCTTGTAAGGTTGTATCAGCAGTTGCTCTTGTAGCTGCTTCACTATCGATATTACCTTGTAAAGTTAAATCTGCAGATGTTCTAGCAGATGCTTCAGAAGAGATATCAGAAGATAATCCAGATTTGATAGCTTCTCTCTGTACGTGAGCTGAAGATGATAAAGCAGAATCAGCTGCAATGTATGCAGAAGATTGTGCTGCTACTGCGTCTGCTAATGCTTGAGCTGCTGAAGAAGATAATGCACTGTCTGCTGCAGATCTTGCAGATGCTTCAGAATCAATGTTACCTTGTAATACTGTATCAGCTGCTGCTCTAGAAGATGCTTCAGTATTGATGTTACCCTGTAATGTAGAGTCTGCTGCTTGGAAAGCTGCTGTTAAATCAGATGATAGGTTACCGTTAGCTACTGCTGCTGAAGAAGATAAAGCTGTTACGCTTCCTTCAATTGCTGTTGCTCTTGCATTAGATGAAGTAACGAATCCTGCAAATGCTGTATCGTTAGCTGTATCTACTGAGTTAATTAACGATACAATTTCAGCAAATGAATCTTTGTCAGCGTCAGATGCTAATAAGATAGCGTCAACTCTTTCTTTCTCAGTAGTAATTTTACCATCTAAAGAAGATTCGATTGCTAAACGTTGTGTGTGTGCTGAAGAACTTAATGCTGTATCAGCTGCAATGTATGCAGAAGATTGAGCTGCTGCTACTCCGGCTAACGCTGCTGCTGCAGATGCAGATAAAGCAGAATCAGCTGCTGTGTAAGCAGAAGTTAAATCAGATTTTAAGTTAGCGTTAGCTGTATGAGCAGAACCAGATAAACTAGTAATGTTGCTCTGTAATACAGAGTCTGCAGAAGTTCTAGCAGATGCTTCAGCGTCGATATTAGACTGTAATGTCGTATCAGCTGCTGATCTTGCAGATGCTTCAGAATCAATACTAGATTGTAATGCAGTTCCTTTAGAAGCTAAGGCTGCTGCAGAAGATCCAGATAAACTGTTTATACTGTTTTGTAATGCAGTATCTGCTGTAGCTCTTGTAGAAGCTTCGCTGTTAATGTTACCTTGTAAGGTTAAATCTGCTGCTTCTCTAGCTGATGCTTCAGAATCAATGTTACCTTGTAAGGTAGTATCTGCTGCTGCTCTAGAAGAAGCTTCTGCATCGATATTTCCTTGTAAGGTTAAATCTGCTGCAGATCTTGCAGATGCTTCAGAATCAATATTACCTTGAAGTACACCTTCCGCTGCTAAAGCTCTAGTTTCTTCAGCTGAAATATCAGAAGATAGGCTAGATTCAATTGCCTTACGTTGAGTGTGAGCTGATCCAGATAAACCTGCAGCATCGATAGTAATCTTATTATCGGTTACTGAGGTTGCAATTCCAGATGCACCATCAATGGTTAATGTTTCTGTTTTTAGGTTTAACGTATCGGTTCCTGAATCTCCGCTGAAAGCAAGAGTAGAAGCGATGCCGGTAAGACCTGAACCGTCCCCTGTAAAGGAACCAGTAAAGGAACCTGTAAGGATCGCACCAGTCTGTGCGTCAATTAAATAATTTGCGTCATTAGCTAGTTGGGAGACCCCACTACCTGAAACGACGACCTTCTTCCATGTTGGCATGTTATTCGAGTTTTTAAGTTAATGCTTATTAATAAATATAGTTAAAATGTTATTCCTGACCTATAAAAAGGTTGTAATTCTCATCTAAGTACATCCCTCCTTTTTGTACAGTCGGTGTGGCAGACTGTGTAGCCATTAATATGATACCTTCGTTTGATATTCCAAACGTTTTTGTATCTCCATTATATATGGATAAAGCGTCTCCAGATTCATCTTTCCTTAGAGTTAAAGATCCTGTGACTTGTAATTCATTTGTAGTTGAGTAATACGATCCCATATCCTGAAATATGTTAAGATCTATTACTCCTGTGATAAAATGGTTTGAACCTGTATCTAATGATACGTTAACATTTCCAGAAGATCCACCTCCTGTCAATCCGTTTCCTGCTGCTATACCTGCTAGAGCTGCTCCTTCTTGTGCTGCAGAGATTAATGCCCAGCTAATATTGTCTCCAGGGTTAAGAGAATCGGTTAATACATATAACTGGTTTGTATCTCTCTGGAATACAACTAAACCTTCATATACGTTCGCTATTGAGAATGATAAACGTGCAGTTTGATCCGCAACGGTTATCCTTGCATCAACAGGATCGTTGTTAGTTATGTTAAATCCACCAGGTATTATAATTGCCATATATGCTCTAAGTTAAGTTATAAGTTATACTGCTACTAGCTCCTCCAGCTTGTAAAGTGTTAGACTTATAAATTTTATAATCTCCGACTGTTGTAACTGAGAACGAACCTAATACTCCAAACCCACTTGTGGTTATGTTACTAAGGTTACTTCTTGAACTGTCAAAAACTATATAATGGTACTTATCACCACTCCAGACAATAGTTACACTTTGTCCATTTGGGTTAGTTGTACCTTTATTGATAGTACCAATTCCTCCTCCTAAAGTAGTATCCCAGTTTGATAGGGTTTCTAATTCAGCTTGTGTGAAACTAACTGCAGCCGAAGCTCCAAAACGAAGACTTCTTATTTTACTGTAGTTTGTACTAGTAGTTCTTGACGTAGTGATTTGTGGATCATTTGAACCTATTGGAGATTCATAGTTGGCTACTGTTGTTATTGTTTCTAAGGAAGAATCTCTTGATACTGTAAATGGAGAGGTGTTTGGAGTATCTACTAATGATACTTCTGTCCATCCGTTTGCACTTCCATACGCTGATGTAAAAGATATATTTCCTACTGCACCTTGTTCTATCTGATTTGAACTAGCTCCTAACTCTACTGTAGCGGTTGAACTAATAGAAGGAGAAGTAGGTTGTGATTTACTTAAGTTTCCAGAAATATAATCTGTGTTGGTATGTATATTTCCGTCTAATGGTGAACTTGCTGTATAGTATAAGGTATATGAATGTGATCCGCTTGTGTTTTGATCAAAGCTAAGAGATGTTCCTGTCCCTACCTTAGTAAGTAATGTAGAACCTTCATATAATGAAGCAGAAATGAGCGTATACCCTCCGTTACTCCAAGAAGCGTTAACCGAATAGCTATCTAATTGCTTATTAAATCTATCAGTACTAAATCCACCTATACTTGCATTTAAAGACGTAGGTAAAGCTGGTTCTCCAAATATAAATTTAAGTTTTCCATCTTGAAAAACTGTTGCTACGTTATTATCGTAATCTAATACCTCTATTTGTGAAAGTAATGTAGTATTCGATCCAGAAACATAGTCAATACCTTTAGGTATGGAGCTTATTGTTGCTGCTAAAGAAGCAGAAACGTTGGATAGTTCTGCATTACTAGCTTTATCTGCTATAGAAGTAACTAACGATGAAGAAATATTTTGATCATCTCCAATTGCTGCTGCTAATTCATTTAATGTATCTAGTAATTCTGGTGCTCCATCTACTAATGATGCAAATTTAGCATCTGTATAGTCCTTTAATGAACTACTTAGTGCTAATCTTTGAATATGTGCAGATCCAGATAAATCTAGGTTAGCTTGTGCTGTAGAGGATGATAATGATGCTGTTGCTAATTTTAATTCTACTTCTGTTACAAAAGATGTATCTAATGATGCAGAAAAAGTTTCTAATGAAGATATTCTTACATCTGCTGAACTAGTAAATAGGTCTAATGCAGAAATATCTGTATGAATTATATTTGATAGCTGTGTAGCAATAGATGCTGATAAAATGTTAATATGGGTGTTAACCCCTGCTATAAAGTGTGCAGATCCTGTATCTAAATGTACTCCTTGATTATTTGCAATAATTCCATTACCGGGTGTAACTTCTAAAGCTACTACTCCTGAGGTTCCTCCTCCATTTAGTCCAACTCCAGAATATACTGCTGTAATATCTCCTTGACCGGCAGAGGTTGGTTCAAATAAACCTGTTTGAGAATTATAAGCAAGTATTTGACCGTTAACTATATTAGTTATGTCTACATTAGCAAGATCTTGTATATTTGATCCGCTTATACTTGTTAAATAAGTAGAGCTACTTAGTATTAAAGAAGTAATAGAAGCTTGTAAAGCATCAACTGAAGAGCTATAAGCAAATCCTTGTGCTTCTATTTGTTTGGAACCAGATACTACTCCACTAGGAAGTACTCCTCCACCGCCTCCTTGTGCTGCTGAAAGGTTTACTCCGTTAAGTATTATGGATCCTGATACTTCTAGTGAACCTGTAAGTCGGCCATTTCCTAAAAGTTCAGGATTTATCTGTTTCCACTGTATTAATGCCATCTATTATGCAAATTTCCCGGTTATCATGAACTCATCTGTACCTTCTATCTCAAAGTTAAGTCCAGCGTTTAGTGTAACCTTGGTAGCGGTACCATTTTGAACAATAGAATCAATAGCATCTGTTTCAACTAAGACCCCGTTAATAAATAGGTTGAAATCTGTCTTTGTTAGGTCAGGGAAACCTGCTGGAGGTGTAGCGAAAGTAAGATCTGCGAACTCTACAATTGCGTTTTGTTCTGATGTTGCTGGTATTACTGTAGCTGTTTTATTGTTACTGCTGTAAGCCTTATTTAGACCTAGATATAGTTTTTGTTCTGCTGTCATAGATTCTTCTATATTGATAGTATTAAGTTTTGTCATCGCTTGATCATAAAACCTAACTGTTGTTGTATTGATTCTAGTAGTTGAGTATCTATTTGCCATTTTATTCTAAGTCGTTTATATTATTAACTGCTTCTACTCCAAATAAAACTGCTGCCTTACTAAAGAACTTCATATTACCTTGCGGCAATGTATTTATTCCATCTGGAATTATATGTCCAAGTAGGTTAATTTGAAAAGTTGTCTTAACTGTTCTGTCTTGACCTTGTGTTAACTCAGTAGATGTAGTATAGTTATTAATCATCGCTCTAAAGTTAAACTTTTCTGGGTCACCCCAGTAAGCGTCTGATGCATAGTTAACTGCCTCTACTAACTTATTCATTTGTTCTACATACTCTGTAAAGATTGTACAGGAATATACTAGGTTTACATAGTCTGGTATAACGACTCCTTGGTATTCTTTAACTATTGACCTAGTATTTAATACTGAGAATCTATCATATGTGTTTTTCTTCGAAAACTTCTTTTCAAATATACCAAATTGTGTAGGATTATTAGCGTCCATCTTGTTACCAAGTGTTCTATTTTTTTCTACACTATCTCTTTTTATCATTATCAACGGAACTTGTATCTTTCCGTTCTTATCTCTATAAAATCCGTCTTTCTGTACTGAAGCCCATCTTTCTGGTGAACCGTATAGTACAGGAACAGGTTTTTGTACTCCATTCTGTATAACAGATGGTTTAATTACGTTGTTAAAATAGTAGAATATGGCTTCATCTAAGTCTCTTAGCCCTATACTGAGTCTTTTTGTATCATCTCCTTTAACAGAACGTTGATCTACTCGTCTTTTAGGGTCAGGGGCAGGGACCTTACCTTGATTGGTATAGGTTTCAATAGTATTTTGGGAAAGTTCTACCTGAGATTTAGGTACAACCTGGTTTGTCTCTTTACTATTTGCCATATTTACGGTTTACATGTGTTCTATACGCCTTTTTAAAAGAACTGAAGATATTGAACAACTGTTCCAGCTTTTGATCTTCCGGATACTTCTTTAACACCGCTTTATAGTCTTGGTACGCATCTTCTATAGCGTCATCTACACCTTTTAACGGTGTATACTCAATATCCCAAGATATAGTACCGGTTACCGGGTCAACTCCTGTCTTTTTTGATTTGAAATCAGGATCATCTTGTTTCCAGTCTTGTTCTTTAAGTATATCTTGTATTTTCATAGTATTAGTATGTTGTACCTTCAAATTCGATACCTGTTCTTTCTCTTCTTGTGATATGACAATCAACTATTATAGATACTGATGAACCGAACTGTTGACCGTACGGTGTTAAGTTATAAGACGTGTCTCTACCTACGAATAATTGGTTCTCCCTAACTGTATCTACTTCATAGTAATCTTCTTGCCAGTTAAGTATATCTCCTACCTCAGGTACCATATTAGTATCAACTAAATCTTGTCTTAAAAACGCAAATGATACATCTCTTGACATATCTGGTCCAAATTCATCGTTAGTAACTACTTGATCACCTCTTGTTATTAAACAATTGAGTTTTAATGGTGACCAATATGATTTTGAAGTGGCTTCTCCATATATATTGGCTTCTGTATCCTCTAAACTAAGTTTATAGTATAGTACCTCCTGTTCTACTACATCTGATAGTAGTTCTCGGTTAATACCTACTAGTAAATTAAAGTCTCTATTGGATCCAAATATCATTACTTCTTCTCTATGGTGTTTGTACCTATATTCACCACTTTAATAGGCGGATACTTCTTAATAGCATTTTGTTTTAACGCTTGAAACGCTTCTTCACCAGTTTTCTGTGTAATTAACTTAATCTTTAACGTTTCTCTGTTCTTTCCTTCATCAGAAGCAAGTGTTACCGTAGTTACACCAGGTAAAGCCCTCATCAAAGCGGCTACTTGGGTAGAATTCGTGGTATCGTCATAGATTACCTGTACCATACCTTCGTATGTATTGAATTGTACCTCTGATATGATGTCTATTAGTTTCATTATCCTATATAAATGACCATTGGAACCTCTTTTAATGTTTTACTAAGGTTTTCTCCTTCATTAGCCTTACGTTCTAACTGTGCCTGGCGAGAAGTTTGGTCTAACATCTCTCTTAAGTTAGTTAAAAGCTCTGTTTTCTCTGCTCTTGAGTCAGCTAATAGATCTGCTTGGTTTAGAGTAGCTTCTGAACCAGGAACTGGTACTGTTTGGTACTTTCCTCTAACATAAGCAAGTAGTTCTTTAGCTAAAGCTAATGTATATTTAAAGATCCATTGTCTACCTACACTGTTTATACCTGTATATAATGGATTTTCATAAGGAACTTCCCCTACATTAGTGATTAAGTTAGTTCCATCTATAAAAGTAGCTGCTTTTTTATCATCTACTTTGTAATATTCAAATCTTAATAAGTGATCGTTCTTAGGAACTGGGAATATCTTAAGTCTATTATTAACCATTTCAAAAGAATACGCCGATCTTCTTATTTGATCGTTGAATTCAATAGCCTGTACCTTCATTACATCAAAAGAGGCTGGCATTAATAAGAAGTTTACACCAGGACTGAATGATCCGAAGTCAAAAGCATCCATTAATGATTGAATACCTGTTCCAGTACCTGCATATGGGTCAAAATAACGTAAGATAGCAGGAGGTGCTTCGTAAAATACTTTTCTAACCTCAATACTACCTGTTATACCTTGGTCTACAGCCCATTGTTCAAGGTTATATTCCTGTACTCCACTAGTCATAGCGATAGACCCTGAGTATCTAGTTACAAATCCTCCAGCATCGGCTTCAGTACCGTAGTTCTTACTAATATTAATAATCCTCTCTAATGTAGGGTTAATAATTTTATTGTTAGCTGATGTTACATTGCTTGATCCTTCTAAAGATAAGTAGTTTTCTCTTATTTTATATTGAAATACTTCGTTACCGTAAGTAGAAACAGCTTCTTCAAAGCAAGCAAAGAAGTTTTCATCTTGTAACTCAACATCCATCATAGGATATCCTAGTCGAGTACCACAAAATTTAGCTACTTTCTCAGCATCTGTTTGAAATTGGGTATCGCTATCGTAGAATCCAAAAGGGGTAGAACCTGTTACAAAGGTAGCACTACCATCCCATATAGTTACATTAGCCATTTATATATAGTTTACTTATAAATAGTAATTAATCTCTAAAGGTCTGGTATACCTTAAGTATCGGTGCTACTATCTGATGTCTGTGATTATGTTCAAGATTTATTGTTTTAAACCCTTCTACTTGTTCTTCTATTCGGCTTAGGAAGGAAAAACCGGTTTCTCTTTTATCTTTTAGGTCAATTTGTGCCATATCCCCGCAAATTACCATCTTGGATCCTCTTCCTAGACGTCCTACTACTGTTTCCATTTGAGAATGGGTAACATTCTGTGCTTCATCTACTATTACAAAAGAATCTACGAAAGTTCTACCTCTCATGAACGCAAAAGGAACAATTTCTATTCTACCTTCTTCTAATTCCTTCTTTACTTTCTCTTCGTTGTACAACATATAAAGATTGTGGTAGATAGGAGCTAACCAGGGGTCCATTTTAGCCTGAAGATCGCCTGGTAGGAAGCCTATCTCTTCTTTAGAGACTGTTGGACGTGTGATGACAATCTTGTCTACCTGTTTGGTAAATAACATATCTAAAGCTACTTGAGTAGCTACTAAGGTTTTACCGGATCCAGCCATTCCTCTTATGACTGTAATCGGTGATTCTAATATTAATTGTTTGGCTTGTTTTTGTTCGTCGTTGAGTTGAACGTTAAACTTAATTGGATTCTTTGGTCTTCTCTTTTGAACGAATACATCGTCCGTGTGGTGGTTTGAAGGCATCTATAATAACGTTTTAGTTTGTTATTATAAATATATGAATATTAACTATCCTACCCTACTTATTGAAGCTATTACAGATGGAGTTTCAGGTACTTCGCCAAATGCTGGTGTTTCTGTTAGCTGTATAGTAGTACTATTACCTGTCCAGTATAATTCAATAAAGTCGTTATCATTTAGTGCACGGCCGATTATATTCATTGTCATTAACTGTGCTGAAGGCTCAGATGCACTTTTTCTAGGCTTAAGTGTAATTAGAGAAGTCGAGTTTGGAAAATTATTTCCATTGTATTTTATCCAAAACCAGGTACTATGTACTGCGTTATCTGAATTAGATACTTGAGCTACAAAGTTAAATTGGTATACTCCAGCTTCTTGAAATGTAATTTTTGTATTCTCTACTACACTTATTTTATCTTGAGTCCATACATCTGTAAATGTTACGGGCTGTATAGAACCTGAGGTTGAAAGTGCTTGCGATTGAGTAGAATAGGTAGAGAGGTGGGCTGAATGATGTCCTGTTACATTATCTAGGGTTGTGTACTTAGTAATACCTCCCTGTACATTAACAAATAATTCGTCTCCTTGTAAAGTGGTCGACTGCGGTAATTGCGATATAGGTAGATTAGGCATAGCTTGTTATATAAATTCCTGAACCATTTTCTTGCTGTATTAAAAATAAGTCTTCTTGAAGTAGAAATCCTGTTATCTGTAATCTTAGCTGTTTCGGTCCTTTATTTTGATTTACTATTTGGTTTGCAACTGTATCTAAGTAAAAACGATACTGTCGTATCTGTTCGTTTTCATTTAAAATACGAATATGATTTTGATTTACAAACTGTATCCAGGTTAATTCTTGTAATATCATTCAAAAAATCTTTATTATAAATAGTAATTTTATATTAAAATAGAAAGAGCAGGCTACTTACAACCTACTCTTCTAAGTAAAAAACCAACTTAAGGTGCCGTTAACATGACACATGTCCACATATATAAATAGCTTTTATAAAACAGGTTATTGTAAAATACTACTAAAATAATTCTATTATTATATTAATAGTACTTTTCGAACATAAAAAAAGAGGCCCGAAGGCCTCTCTTAATATTGAATCTATTTCTAAGATTAGATAGTAGCGATGTCGCTTACATAAATCTTTCCGTAGAATTCTGGACGAATCATTTTCTTAGCATAACGAGTCATCAAACCTTTTCTTGGAGTGAAGGTTTCTGGATCGTATACTAATGGAGTCATCATTAATGGAACATAAGGAGCATAAACTGCACCAGTTTCCAAGAACTGAGAACCTCTGTAACCCATAAGGATTGTGTTTTCAGTCATGTATGGGTTTTTGTATACTTTGAAGCGGTTAGCCAAGCTACCTACTTTAGATACTCCCATGTTGAATTCCATAGAATCACCATCTGTGTTAGCTGCATATCCTGGGATACTTTCTAATACAGTTGCAACTGTTGGAGATACTACTACGAAGTTAGCACCACCTCTTAAAGTTTTCTGGTGAATTTTGTTAGATACTTTTTGGATTTTAGTTCCTAAAGTCTGGAACCATTGTCCTTGTGTGTTGTAGAAATCTGAAGTAGATACTGACCAGTTAGATCCGTCCCATACTTTGTTGTTCTCAGCTGACCAGTGCTCAGTTGTAACAGCTCCTGCGATCAACATATCTAAAATTTCCATGTCAATCTCCATAGAGATGTACTCAGATAATAAAGAAGTTAATTCAGCTTCTGCATCAATTGAATGGTAAGCGTTAAGATCTTGTGCGAACTCTGGAGTCCATTGTGCTTTTAACTTTCTAGTCTTAGCAACAATCGCCTCAGAAGCAAGTTTAACGTCGATTTCTGGGATAGTGATTGAAGTATCAACAGCAGCACCTGATGCAGCTTCGAAGTCACCTCTATCGTTATCAGCTGGAGCTACGTGGTATTTAACATCATCAGCAACACCTGTTCCTACAGATCCTGAAGCCAATACGAATTGGATGTTTCCTCCAACTACTTGAGTGTACTGAGCTAATACTGAACCTGAAGATAATCTAAATGCTCTAACTCCTGTTAGGTCTGGGCTAGATAAAGATGCTGTTGCTACAGAAACTAATTCTAAAGCAGCTAAGTTTACACCAACTTCGTGGTTTACTGAAGCAGAAGTAGCAGCAGAAACTGTTACTGCAGCGTTAGCAGTGTTTTGGTTGATTGAGTAACCGAATTGACCAGCGCCGTAAAGACCACCAGCTACTTCTACGTCAACTCCCATTTTAGAGTTAGCTGTAGATACGTTACCGTACATATTATCTCCGTCACCTCTACCGTTAGTTGCTGTTCCGTATTTGAAATCTAGATAGAAAACAAGGCCAGAAGGCAAGTTCATTGGTTGTACTGATACGAAGTCTTGTGCTACGATTTGAGCGAATACTTTACGTACTAAAGGTAAAGCTACTCCAGCCCATTGCTCACCAGCACCAGCAGAGAAAGATCCTCCACCAATGTTAGTTGAGTTAGCCTCAGCTACGATTTGTTTTGCTTGGTTCTCAAGGATCATTGCCATGTTTCCAGCAACTCTCTCATCCTTGATACCTTCTAATAAGCCAGACTGAGCCCATTTCTGAGACAATTTAGCTGCGTCAGCTTGAACACTTTTATATTGGTTCGAGCTTTCTAATAGGGTATTTAATTCCATTTTATTTAATTTAATTTAATTATTTAATAATTCCTGCAAGTTTTTGCATTCTTTTAACAGCATCAGATACTTCTGCGATTACTTCTGGTTTAGAAGCAGTAACTCCAGTAGCTTTAGATGCCATTCCTCTCATTTTTGATTCCGTAACTGTTTCTTTTTTAGTAGTAACTACATTTTCAGAAACTGTTTCGAATACTAACTTAACTTCTTTTACTGTTTCAGCTTTGTCGAAAGCAGCAATTACGTTAACTTTTTGTGACTCTGTAAGGTTATTAGCCTTAAAGATTTTATTTACATAAAGTAATTTAGAATTTAGAAGATTAACTTCTTGAAGATCTTTTCTTAAAGATTCAATAGTTTCTAAAGCTTCAGCTAATTCTGTAGATTCTTCTATCTCTTCTTCAACTGCTTCTTCCATTGGTTCTTCTTCTTCCTTATCTTCACCTTCTTCTACTGTTTCTTCTGTAGTAGCTTCTAGTTCTCTAAGTAACTCATCCAAGTCGATTTCTTCTTCGTCTTCAGCTCCCATTTCTGGTTCAGCTTCCATTCCAGGTTCTTCGATTGGTGCTTCGTCTCCCATTCCTTCGATATCACCAGCATCCATATCAGCTCCCATTTCAGCGCCTCCGCCTACTTCTTGAGCAATAATGTCTCTAATCATGTCTTTGAATTGGTCAACTGAAAGTTTAGATAAATCTTCGTCTCCGTCAATTTCTTCTTCACCTTCCATTTCTCCAGCTTCGTCTTCACCGGCTTCTTCGCCAGCTTCCTCTTCGCCTTCTTCTCCGGCTTCGTCTTCAGATTCTTCTGAATCATCCTCTGCCTCTTCTTCTTCAGCTTCTTTTACTGCAATAAATCCTGATGCGTTTTCCTCTACAGCTTCTTCTACTTCCTCTTCAACTTCGTTTACTACTTCTTCTTCGTTTTGAGAATCTTCCATCTCTTGAAGTTTAGCAGCTAACATGTCTTTAAGGTGTGGTGTTAGAGTTTCCTCTAATGCCTCTTTAGCGTTAGCAATAGCGGCTTCACGTACAGACTTTGCTTCAGCAATAGCTTGCTTGAATAAATCTTTGTTTGCCATTTTAAAAATAAATTGTTGTGTGATTTTCCTACAACTATGGTTAAGTTGTAAATGTGGAAAGAGTTTTAAATACTATATAGGATAGTACATTATATACAATAAATAGTATATAAATATATAAAAAAGAAACCCCCATATTTCTATGGAGGAATCGACACCTGCCTTCGGTAGCGTCCGAGGGAATTATTGTTACGCTCTTAATATATCGTTTATGATTGAATCTAAATTAGAATATTTAGAGGCTTTAACTTTACCTTCATTTAATGATACTGGGTTCATAAATGCTCCATGTGTGGATGGATTAGATACAAAATCCCAACATACTAATTCAAAGTCATCTTGTACTTCTAAAGTTCCTTCGTTTGTTTGTTGTACTGAACCGGTACCTCTAGATGAGATTCCGATTGTATGTCCTGCCTTACATATCTCTTTTACGATATTACCGGCCGGGGTATTTAATAATTCTATACGTCCCATAAGGTCGTCTCCATCCCACCATAACTCTTTTACTACATGGGATGCGTTCTTTAGAGAGACAACAGGAGATTCAGGGTGATCAAGTTCTCCAAAGGCGTTTCCGACTTTAACAAACTCATCTGTATATCTCTTAGATTCTCTCATTAGAATCTCTTTACTATATGTTCTGCCATTTTGGTTTTTAGCAACTGCACGCTGTAAAACACCTTCTACTTCAAAGACTCCAGGTTTTGTTTTGGATTCTCTTAATAGAGGTCTAAATGGTGTTACGTCTACTAATAATGATTGTGACATATTACTTCTTTTTGGTTTCCATTACCGGAGTAAACATCGTTTGTTTCTCTTCCATTTCTTCTTCTCCTAGAGGTCTTTCTCCTGAGTTATGTGCATCTATATCTGCTTGAGAGATTGCCTTTATGGTTGGGATTTGAACTGAGTTCATAAATCCTTTTTTGACTACTGGCTGAATATCTTTTCTGAAAGCTGTTTCAATAGATGGTGCGATAAATCCTCCAACTTTTAATCCTTCTTCATTAGTTACATTTCCAACTGCATCAAATATCTTTTGTAATTTTTCTGATGTCTTAGCATAGTACCCTTCTACATCGGTAACTAAATTTTCAAGCTGGTTGATGATTTGAGTCATTCCTTCGAAGTCTGCATAATCATCTGAGAATTTAGATAAGTTTCCGGTAGCTGCTTCATTGATAGATTCTTCTGTTAAAGCCTTTCTGATTAAAGTCTTAACTGCTTCTTTTATTTGAGCTTCTTCGGACATTGCATTCTTAATAGCTTTGTCTTTTGCTGCCATATAATCATCACTATCAATGTCTCCATCTCCGTCGTGATCTTTTCCTTTCTTTTCTTCTACTGAACTTCCTTTCGGTTTCAAAAGTCTAAAAACTTTCATAGGTAATGTATCATCAGAAAGTGCTTCTAAAAACTCTTCTACATCATATCCTTTTGTATTATGAGCTAAATTAAAAGCTGTATAAAGAGAGTCAATACTGTATTTAACAATAGACGGAAAATCCTCTTCATATCCCATTTCAGGATCAAGTAACATCTCTTTGAAATCCTCAATTGAAAATTCATCTACCTCTCCTTCTTTCATTGGAGCTCCTTGACCAGAAAAAGTTTTTCCAGCATCTCTTAAGAACTTAGCTACTGCTTTTCCTTTGTCTCCAAATTTACCATCTTCTAAAGAATCCATTAACTTACTTAAAGCTACTGCTCCTCCTACTAATCCTCCAGCTCCAATTATTGCTGTTAAAGCATCTACTGTTCCGGTACCGTCTAATTCAGAAATTGTTTCCTCTGTTTCTGATAAAGAATCGTAGTTTGCATCAACATAGTTTTCAAATTCATCTAATGGATCTGCTCCATCAGCTAAATCGTCTATATGTGTTTTTAAGAAGTCTCTGATGATACCTGTAATACCGGGCATCTCTCCGTATTTACCTTTAATAGCTGCTATTGCATTATTCATAGTTTGAATAAGAGCGGTTTTACCTGCTTCTTTAACTATGTCTTTCTTTTCTTCTTTTACTTTTTCGTAGATGTCAAGTTCATAGCCAATTCCGTCCATATATTCTATAAATGGATTGATATCATCAGGCCATTGCTTAGCTGCAGCATCTATTATATCTTTACGTAGTAAGTGCGGATCATTATCTTCAATATACCCTAACCATTTTTTATGTTTCCATTCACGGGAAATCATATCACCAGTAAGTTCAATAAAATCATATACTGCATCTTCAAAAGAAAGTTCTTCTCCATCTACATAAACAGGTTCACCTGCTTCATCCATAGATGTAGCTCCTTTTCTCTCTTTAATTCTTTGAATAGCAGCTTCGATTTGTTCTTCTGTATACCCTTCTTTTAATGTAGCTTTCTTCATAGCATTAAAAGTATCGGCATCTTTAGCGCCTCTCTTTGTTTCTTTCATTTTGTCGTGTTTATCTACTTTTTTAGATTCACCTGACATTAAGTCTAAGTAATGTGTTGGATTCTTTTCTAAGTTTTTCTTAGCTTTCTTTTCAGCTTTTTTAAAGTCAGCTGAAGAGATATTCTCTCCTGGTTCTAATCCAAGTGTTTGAATCTCTATTCTGATAGCTCTATCTAAAGCATCTAAAGAATAGTTTAAAGCAGGTCTTTCGTCATATACGTGTGCTTCAACTACTTCTTTTTTTGTTTCGAATAAAAGACCTCTATTCTTTAAGATTTGAACTGAATCGTCAAATCCGTTGAATTGGGTTACGTGCATAGGGTATTGCTGTCTCATTTGACGAACAAACTCTTTTTTGCTCATAGTGCCTTCATTTACGGCTCTATATCTCTCTGTTACTGATTTTACTCTCATAATTTTATAAGTAATCGAATCCTTTAGTATGTGATGGCCGTTTTGGACGACTTTGTTTTTTGAATCCTAATTTAGTTAATGTTTTAACTGCTCTATTGCCTTTTCCAAAAGCTTTAGGAGTAGCATACTGTGCTCCGTCACCGGGTGTAAATGATGCTCCTCCTACATTTGTAACGTTTGCTTCTTGAAGCTCATGCATTACCTCTTTTACGAGTCCTACTAGCTCTGATCTTTTCATTAGATAGATCTAAGTTCGTTAACTAAATCGTAATATTGCATTAAGTTTACTAAATGACTGTCTGTTATCTTCTCTGTCTTAGAGATAGGTACAATAGCTTTAGCAACCTCTTCTAATTTAATTTTAACTACTTCGTCTTTAACTTTCTTAACTAAGTCTCTTACATCTGAAGATATTTTGTTTAGTTCCTCGTTAACTATATTACGTAAACGTGCATTTGAGTTAACTGATGTAATAAATTCTTTAAGAATGTTCTTTTGTTCTGGAAGTAAATCTTTGTATTTATCGTTAAATTTCTCTAACAATATTTTGAAAGTAAGTAAACGTAAGTCTTTATCGTATTTAGCGTAGTCTTCTATTAAAGTATCTTTAACGTCTGCTTCTTTTTGTGGAGAAGAGGTTAAATGTTCTAAAATAGTAGTTTTGTTATCTACTAATACAGTCGGATCAACTAAATCTGCATTATTCTGTGCTTCTAATAAGCAATATAAGGCAGCTAAAGCTTTATAATCTCTAACCTGAATACTAAAAAACTCTTCTACGTTGTAGTTCTCTTTAATATCGGATATAAGGTTATATTTAGACTCTTTTAATTGTTTTTGATCTAATCTACGGGATATCTCAGTAATAGTAGAAACAATTGCTTCTGCTTTAGACTGAGATATATTCTTATTCTTAGCTATAAATTCAT